TGGGCGCCGGCATCGCGCAGGCTACGCCTGTCCACAGCGTCAGTAAAACGGCGATTTTCATAGGTACTCGCGCCGCTCCACTTCGCGGTAGACGCCCCGGCGTGACTGAAATAGCACTTGCACGAGCCGCATCCGACGGTCGGCGAGGATGTCGAGCGCGCGCAGCGCCGCCGGCAACGACCTATAATAACCGTCGTAAGGCTGATCGCCGTCGTCGAAAACCCGGATGATGAATTTCATGTCCATGTCCGCTCACGGTGCTTTTTCATGCCTTTTTTGTTGTCCGGCTTAATAAAAGTCGGTGTATCGACGACTCTGTTGCCAGTGACGATTAAGTGTCGGGCACGCATCCGGTCCGCGTATTCTCGCCCGCCAGTAATCATTTCCATCGCGCGCCTATGGCCGTGACGCCTGATTAATCTCGCTACCCGTTTCCGGATTATTTCGTTATACGTTCGGCGCAGAGGCACGATAGTGCCGCACACCGTGCACGTAATCGACGAGTGCAAAGTGTCGCCTTTGCACGTTTCGCACGGCTGATTAGTTAGGCGGGTCACACCGTGACCTCATCGCCTAATTCCCACGTTGCCAGCACTTCGGGGCCGCTACGCAGCGTTGCCCCGGCCCGTTCGAGTTTGATCTCAATGACCCGACCGACGCGGCTCTCGACGTATCCGCAGCCCTGCATCGCGGCAAAGTCATAGGATCCTGTCTTAACCCAACCGCCGCGCGTGCAGCGCTTAATCATCAGCCAACCCTTGAGCAAACCCTTGCGCGGGCCGCGGACATAGCGCGTGAGCGCGTCGATTTGTTTGTCACCGAACTTCTCGCGCGCGAGCTTTTCAGCCCATGGCGCGGACAGATAGCCCATTTCGGTTATGAACTCAGCGCGGTAACGGGTGTTCATTGATCGGACCTCCGTACTTGCGTTCGATCTCTCGTTCAATCACTTCGCGTTTAAGATCCGCACGAGAGATTGGCGCCCGGACCCGGGGCTTCCCGAGCTTCGTGAGTGTGGTCTGATAGGCAAGCGCCGCGGCGATGGCTGTGTCGCGTGCCTCGGCAGTTGGAAACCGGATTTTAATCATCGTATCGGCGCAGGCCCCGTAATCGCAGCCTTTCGTGCGAATGTGGTACGTCGTGTTTTGCACGCTCATTGATTCGACCACAGCCCAGTGAGCTTTCATGAACGCATGGTCGACCCAGATTACGTCGCCGACTTTGACATCCGAGGCGCGCTTCGAGCGACGCGCGGTGAACCACGCTTGTGCGATCTTGCCGCGCTTCGTGAGCGTGACGCCCGCGCCGCCGCACTTGAAGCACACGGTCCCGTGCATCTGACAGTAGCTGTAATGGCCAGAGCCACCGCAGCGCGAGCATGTCTCGGATTCGAACAGGAACTTGCGAGATTTGGTTTCCATGGCGTGTAGATTACTCCGGCCTGACAGATCCGTCAACTCCCCGGATTGATAACTGCATCACAATCTCGTAAGTTCCTTGGGATGACAACCCCATCCATGACCGGCCGCGTTGACGGCGAAGGTATCCTCACTACTGCGACAGGGCTCTGCACTGGCAACATAGATGGGGAGGGCAATTTTACTTGATACGGCGACTTCAGGGGACCGGCGGGACCGGCTGGCCCGACGGGGCCGCAGGGTCTGTCGGGTCCGGTAGGACCCGCGGGCGCGACCGGCGCTCAGGGGCCGGCGGGGCCGCAGGGGCCGGCGGGTGCCACGGGCGCGGTGGGGTCCATGGGACCACAGGGACCTGTGGGACCAACCGGAGCCGCGGGCGCGACGGGACCGGCCGGGGCTCAGGGGACGGCCGGTGCTCAAGGCGCGACCGGGGCTCAGGGGCCAGCAGGGCCGGCCGGGGCTCGGGGAGCCACGGGGGCGGCAGGTGCCACAGGGGCCACGGGGTTGCCCGGGCCTCAGGGACCGGCAGGGCCAGCGGGGCCGGCAGGGACGCCCGGAGCCGTAGGGCCTCGCGGCGCAGCCGGGCCAGCCGGGCCAGCCGGACCGACCGGCGCAGCAGGTCCTCAAGGTGCTGTGGGTCCCGCGGGACCTGCGGGCGCCCGAGGCGCCACCGGGGCGACAGGTCCACAGGGACCGGCAGGACCGGCAGGACCGGCAGGACCGGCAGGACCGGCAGGACCGGCAGGACCGGCAGGACCGGCAGGACCGGCAGGACCGGCAGGACCACGGGGGCCAGCGGGTCCCGCGGGACCTCAGGGGCCACCGGGTCCACCAGAGCCCCCGGGCACACCGTAACCGAACGTTTCGCGCAGGCGTTTGGCTTCAGCCTTGCGACGCTCCCATGTTGCGGCGATGGCCTCGGGTGGCACGTCTCGCGGTTCGCGTTCAAGTCGCTCAATGGCTTCGAGGCGTTTCTGTTTGCGTGTTTTCATGGGACGTATTCGAAGTTCAAGGGTTGATCGCGCCGGTCGACACGAGCGATGGTACAGCCCGGCCACGCATCGAGCGGCCGGCCCGCGCGCACGATACGCGCTGCATGCCCGATGTCGGATGCAATCAGTGTGTACTGCACGCGCGTATGCGGCGTGGCTGACGGGCGATAGCTCGGCAGTCGTTCGGTCACTCGGTATGCGCGCGCCATGTTAGAACGGCGGCGCGATCAGGACAATGGCGAGGATCACATACAGCATCGCGCAAAGGATGGCGCGGCCCATCGTCTCACTGCTCCGCTGTAGGCGGGCCAGCTCGACACGATACACGCCGGTCTGCGTCGCCCAGTTTCGGGCCGGTGCCTTGTAGCCGCTCGGTTTCATGGTCGGGACCTCCGTTTACCTTGCCGCTATCTTAGCAGATTTGACGGTCTGGGCAGGACGTGCGTCACAATGCCAATACTCGCCCCGTGGCGCCGGCCCACACTGTGACGGGATTCTCACTGTGACGGTCGTCTGCGGGGCGAACAACAGCCATCGACCGTCTAGATATTCGAGCGTGTACTCGACGGGCAGATTGTCGCAGTTGAAGTGGACCGTGTGTCCTACGTGCTCGACGCGTACGCTCGTGATTGACTTGCATTCGATCCCGTGGCTCTGAATGAGCGCGAGCACAGTCGAGGCGTACAGGACTGGCGCTGGAGGCGAATCCTCGCCGCGGGCACGCCGCGCCGGAATGGCGACGAGCGCAGCGATCCACAACGCGAACAGCGTGTACGTAGCGAGCGCAAGTAAGGCGCGCTTCACTTGTCGAACTCCGGGGGATACCATGGTCCCCACGTCCCGGCGAGGTCAGGCTCATCTAGAATCTTGCGCATCTGCGGGTCGCGGCGCCATTTCGACGGCCGGCGCTTGGCGCGCTCGGCTTGAAAATCGAACACGTTGGCGGCCCGGGCACGCACAGCGTCGGCTAAGCCCTTGTTGGCGTCGCGTTCGCTCACAGCGCACCCGCCTCGTCGCATGCGCCGAGCGCAAGATCCAGCTCGTCGATTAACGGCTTGATGACGCAATGAGCGAAGGCAAACTCGCCGCCGACGAACAGGAACCGCTCGACCTTGGCAACGCACGCGCGTAGCGCCGCAGCCTTGAGCTTGAGGGCTTCGAGTTCATTGATGGTCAGGCCGTGCCGGTAGTTCGCATCGGCCTCGGCGCGCACGTAGTGATTGCGCTGCACTCGCATGCGGTCGCACTCTGCGATCATCGCATCCCACACGCTCTGCGTGACGGTTGCGACACTGACTTGTTCGTTCATGGTCATGACCTCCACGGCTGCAGGGGTAAATTGTAACGTAAGTACAGGGGATGCTTCGGGCTCCCGTCACGGTTCCGACCGAGACACCATAGATCATGGAGCGTATGAGTCAACGCGCCGGGCACGAGTTGTCCTCCGTGATTGCCCCATGCCAGCACAATACGATCGGAAACTGACGCCATGCGGCGCAGCCACATGTCGTTGTCGGGGCCGGTCGCCTCAGCTAGTCGCAGGGACTTGAGCGCGTAGGGATCGGTCGAGCGGAATGCGTACTTGTTTCCGACGAGCATGCCGTCGTAACCCCATGAGCGCGAGAAGGCGATACAGCGCCGAATGGTCGGGTCGTCGACTTCGGCATCGGCCGTACTTGGGTTGAGCATGACCCACAGGATCGGCTTGTCGATTGTTTCCTTGCCGCCCCACCAGCGGCGTAGCACGTAACGGTAGCGGCCATCGGCCGATATGACGGCCGACTTGCGACGTGGCGCCTGCCCGTCTCGCGCCAACCGAGGCATTGTGGCAGTGTGCGGGCTCATAGTTTGATAATCCTGAAAACTTTCTCGACGCGCTTGCGCCGATGCGGCGCGGAGCGAATGAACGTCCACACGCCATGCGTGTGCGTGTCGACCATCTTGCGGCCTTGCACGAGTACGTAGTGATTCGAGACGACGACAATGTGCGTTGCGCTCGGGACCTGCCGCGAGCGTAGCCACTCAGCGAATGTCGGGCCTACACGTTTGACGGGCGTGAACGGTGCACCGCGATGTCCGGGCGGCATGTCCGGGTCCTGCTCGTTCGTGTACCATTGGCCGCCACCGAACGAGTGGTGCGCGCGATAGCGCAGCTCGATTGCTTCCTCGACTACGTCGTACCCGTTTGCACGAAGCGCTGTAATGAGTTCGGGATGATACATGCCGCGGATTGCCCGGCGCCCGGACTGGCCGCGGACGATGCCTGCAGCCTCGGCCGTCGACGTGCCGAGCAGCGCCGCGAGCACGAGGGGGCCGCAATACTTGTTGCCGGCGCGGTCGGTGACATTGGCACGCGTAATACGCTTCATTTCGTGTTCCGCAATGTGCCATCGGGCAAATACCGCAGGGCATCGAGAACTTGTCGCAGATACTCATCATGATCGGTCTTGCTAGACGGGTCGAGTCCACGCGCAAGCATTTCGGCGCGCACAGCGCGGCGAGCAGAAGCCCATCGCCGCTGCGTCGTTTTGCTGGCCCTCATGCGCGGTACTCCGTAATGTAGTACACGTCGCGGATGCGACCGTCAGGGCAGCCTAAGCTCGCATAGGGCCGAAGCTGGTTCGTGAGAACCCAACGCCGCACCGGGCGACCTTCCTTGCGCAGCTCGCGCCACTTGGCGTCGCGCGCAGCCTTGGCGGCCTTGGCGGTCCCGTAATCCAACGGATCGAATGAGATGTCAGACATGACGTGGTCTCCGGTTTACCTTGGGATCAGTATGCTCCGGCTTGACGGCCCGGTCAAGACCTGCATCACAGTTTGACAACCCCGTCGAACGCGATATAATGGCTAGACTGGGTATTTTAGGCAGTCCGCCAAGTGTTTGACTTTAAACAGCCGAACTACGACGCCATCATTCAGGCCCGGGGCCGCCGGCTGGCCGAGCTGCGGGGCGACCCCGCGTTTCTGCGCGCGACTCTCGCCTACTATCGGGACAATCTGCCTGATTTTATCAACGACTGGGGATGGACCGCAGATCCCCGGAACGCCGAGCGCGGGCTCCCCGTCCTCGTGCCGTTCGTATTGTTCCCGAAGCAACGCGAATGGCTTGAATGGATACTTGCACGCTGGCGCGCGCAGCAACCGGGCATCACGGAAAAGTCGCGCGACGGCGGTTTGTCGTGGCTTGCGATTGCCCTATCATGCTCGCTTTCGCTCTTTCGCGACGGCATCGTGATCGGCTTCGGTTCGCGGAAAGAGGAATACGTCGACAAGCTCGGCGCCCCGAAATGCTTGTTTTACAAGGCGCGCCAGTTCATGCGAATGCTGCCTGTAGAATTCAATGGCGGATGGACCGAGCGCCATGCACCGCACATGCGTATCGACTTTCCGCGGTCGGGTTCCGTTATCACAGGTGAGGCCGGCGATAATATCGGCCGCGGCGACCGCGCTTCGATTTACTTCGTGGATGAGGCCGCACACCTAGAGCATCCAGAGCTGATTGATGCCTCGCTCTCTGCGACCACTAACTGTCGGCAGGATATTTCGAGCGTCAACGGCATGGCGAATCCGTTCGCCGTCAAAAGGCACGGCGGCAAGATCCCCGTGTTTACGTTCGCATGGCGCGACGATCCACGTAAGGACGAAGCGTGGTACGCCAAAAAATGTGATGAGCTGGATCCCGTAGTAGTCGCACAGGAAATAGACATCAACTACTCGGCTTCGGTCGAGGGCATCGTGATTCCGTCGTTGTGGGTCGCCGCGGCGGTTGATGCCCACATCAAGCTCAAGCTCGACACAACTGGTTTGCGCACGGGCGCGCTTGATGTGGCTGACCGTGGCATCGACAAAAACGCTTTCGCGGTCCGTAAAGGCATCGTATTGACGTACGCCGAACAGTGGTCGGGCAAGGAATCCGACATTTTTGCGACGACTGAGCGCGCGTTCAATATCGCGGATTGGCACGGCTTGCATGAGATTAGTTACGACGGCGACGGCCTTGGGGCCGGCGTACGGGGTGACGCGCGCAAGCTCAACGAGAATCGTGACAATCACGGCATGCGAACACACCGCGTCGATATGTTCCGCGGCTCGGCTTCCGTCATGGATCCGACGCGGGAAATAATCGAGGGCCGGACGAATGAGGACTTTTTCGCCAATCTCAAGGCGCAGGCATGGTGGGCGCTTCGGTTCCGGTTTCAGGCTACGTACCGGGCCGTGGTGCAGGGTCGACCGTTCAAACCGGACGAGATTATCTCAATAGCAAGCGATTTTCCCGACCGAGCCAAGCTCGTGATTGAACTCTCACAGCCCGTCTATAAGCTCAACGGTGCGGGTAAAATTCTCATCGACAAGCAACCCGACGGTGTTGCCTCGCCTAATTTGGCCGACGCTGTTATGATGGCGTTCGCGCCCCGTCGCCCCCCGATGGTCATTTCCGACGAACTACTAGAGGCTGCCAGTCATGCCACTTGAAAAAGGCAAAAGCAAAGAGGCGTTTTCACACAACGTCGAGACCGAAGTTAAAGCGGGCAAACCGCAGAAACAGGCGGTTGCCATCGCGTATCGCGAGGCCGGCGAGGACTGTCCCATGACGCCCGGCGCCGATGGCTCGTTCGTGATTCCGGGCTCAGACACGCCGGCCACATGATCCGCGCCGTTCTCCGCAAATGGCTCGGCATCGTCGACGCCGCGCCCGCTCCGATCCTCGTCGAGAAGGCGAAGGCGTGGGCGATTGATAATCACATGCTGCTAACCGCGGCCGCGGGCGAACGCCCGGCGCCGAATCCATTTAAGCTCCCGTCATTACCGCCCGGTGTATGGCCGTCTGAAGCCGTGCTCGCCCAACACGCGAACGATGCCGGCGGGCCGCCGATGTCCCGCGATGATGCCACGATGGCGCCGTTTTACTCGTGGGCAAATAGCAATCTCGTTGGCTTCGGGCTGAGCTTTCAAGGGTACACGTACCTTGCCGAGCTGGCACAGCGATCCGAGTATCGCGTCCCGAGCGAGACGCTTGCGAGCGAGCTGACCCGCAAATGGATTAAATTTAAGACCGTGGCCGCAGCCGAGGAAGGCGACTCCGAGGATGCGGATGGCGGCGGCACAGTTGAAAAAATCGAACAGATTGAGGCTGAGTTTATGCGCTTGAATGTCCGCGCCGTGTTCGAGCGATGCGCCGTGCTCGATTCATTTTTCGGTAACGGCCATTTATTCATCGACATCGCAGGGCAGGATTCGCCAGAACTGCGGCAAACGCCGCTCATCATCGACCCGCGCACGGTGAAAAAGGGTAGTCTCCGCTCGCTCAAGGCTATCGAGCCGTATTGGTGCACGCCGTACAGCTATAACAGCATCGACCCGACCGCACCAGACTTCTACCAGCCGGCCGCATGGTTTGTCGTAGGTCGCAAAACACACGCCTCGCGTCTCATGCAGTTCATCAGCCGACCGGTACCGGACCTGCTCAAGCCGGCGTATAACTTCGGCGGCATTTCGCTGACGCAACTCATGGAGCCATATGTACAGCGGTGGCTGAGGACTGCCAAAAGCGTAAACGATCTGATCCACTCGTTCTCTGTCGCTGTGCTTGCGACCGATATGTCGGCCTCGCTTTCAGGCGATGCCTCCGGAAAGTCGACGTTGTTTAAGCGCGCGCAGCTATTTAACAGCATCCGTGACAACAAGGGCCTAATGCTGGTAGACAAGGATCGCGAGGAATACTCGAACGTCACGACGCCGCTCGGTGGCCTGAGTGAACTACAGGCGCAGGCACAAGAGCATATGAGCGCGCCCTCGCAGATTCCGCTCGTCAAATTGTTCGGCATTACGCCTTCGGGCCTGAATGCATCGAGCGATTCCGAAATACAAGTTTTCTACGACCATATCAAAGCGCGGCAACAAACATTGTTTGGGCCGCAACTCGAAGTGATCCTCAAACTCGTGCAGCTCAGCCTGTTCGGTACAATCGACCCGGCCATCGTGCATGAGTTTGTGCCGCTCGATGAGTTGAATGGCGAAGCGCTGTCGCGGGTCCGCAAGTCGGATGCCGAGGCTGGCACCGCGTACATTAACGCGGGCGTTATCTCCCCGGACGAGGAACGCGAACGGCTGCAACATGATCCGCAGTCGGGATATAACAATCTCGTCGGCGATGCGCCCGAGCCCCCGGAACCGATGGTCGGCGTGGATCCCGAGACGGGAAAGCCACTCGAACAGCCGGCGAGTACCTTCGGAAAGACCCCGCCGGGCGAGGACGCCGGGTGGACCCTACGTCGCTTGACAGGCACGTCAAGTCCGGTCTAAACTTCGGGTCTATGGCAAAAAAGCAATCTCAGCGTCAACTCGTGGACGCGGCCCTCGTCCAGCGCAAGGCGGTCGAGGCTCTAGGCGAGCCAGTACTCGATGCCGCGCGCGCTAAGAAGCCACTAGAGCGTGTCTATTTTCGAGGGGCGCTCGTACGCCGCAAACCATGACCGCCTTAGCCTACTTTAATGGCGTCATTGCGGCCGACAGTCGCGAAACCATTGGCGACGGCGATTACTTTGAGCGATGCGAAAAGCTATTCCGTCGGCGGATCAACAAGCGGGATGTAGTCGTTGGCACGGCGGGCGGCAGTTATCTCGGCATGGTGTTTGTCGATTGGCTTGCGAGTGGTGCGAAAGTCCCGCCGGCCATTCTGACGGCCGCTGATGTCGAAGAGGACTTCGAAGCCATCGTGCTTGATCGCGGCCGCGTGTATTCGGCAAATCACTTGTGTCGTCTCGTGCGCAATCATAACGCACATGTGGTCGCCGGCTCGGGAGCCAAGGCCGCGCTCGCGGCGCTTTATTGCGGGCGTAGCGCGCGCGAGGCCGTGCGTATCGCTTGCCGCCTTGATCCGTCATGTGGCCTGCCCGTTGTCACTATGCAAATGCCGGGAGTTAAAAAGTGAAAGCCAAAACCCTTGCCGATTTTCGCGCCGATCACTTCAAAGATGTGCCCGCGAATATCACGCGCGCCCTTGCTGAGCTGCGAAAGATCGGCCCCGAGCATTACGAATATGAGCTAGAATTTATGCGACGTTCGAAAATCAGTTCGACGGAGTTGGGTCGCTATCGGCGCGATTTTTTGGACTATGTCGTCGTAGTCGGTCGATGCCGAGGAACGTCCGGAGCGCACAATCCGCGGCGCGTTTGGTTTGGCGATTCTAAAGTTGCCGCTAAAATGAGGGCCGTAAAATGACGCGCACAACCGCCGATTTTAAGGCCGAACATAGCTCTGCGGCCTTAATCAAACAGCTCAAGAAAGAGCTGCGGGCGGCGCAAGCCGAAAGCGCCGATGCGGCCGCTATCAAGTCCTACATCGGCAGCGCCGTGATTGACGCGGCGCGGCTCAGTCTCCCGCAATGGGTCCGAGAACCCATCCGCAAAGCCTCGGCGCCCGGCGTGCCACTGTTATTCTTGAGCGATCTGCACTGGGGGGAGCGGGTGTTCCCCGGGCAGATTAATGGCGTCAATCGTTACAATCTCGACATCGCGCGCACACGCCTGCATTACACAGTCGAGACGGCGATCAAGTTGCTCCGCATTCTCGACCGAGACATGCGCTATCCGGGCATCGTGCTTCCGCTCGGTGGCGATATGATCTCCGGTAACATTCACGAGGAATTACAGGCGACGAATGAACTAAATACGATGCCGACCGTACTCGACCTGTACGGTCAGCTAATCCGCGTAATCGCGCGGATGCGTGACGTGTTCGGTTTCGTCTATCTGCCTTGCGTCACCGGGAATCATGGACGTGATACGCGCAAAATATGGGCCAAGGATCGACATCACACGTCATTCGATTGGCTGCTCTACGGCCTGCTCGCGAAGCATTTCGAGAGCGACAAGCGCATCAAGTTCTACATCCCCGACGGATCCGACGCCTTGTTCCGCATCTACGACACGCGCATCAATCTGACCCACGGCGATCAGTTCCGTGGCGGCGATGGTCTTATCGGGCCGCTAGGTCCGATCACTCGCGGCGATCACAAGAAGCGGTCGCGCAATTCGCAGGTTGGCATGGAATACGATCTGCTGATGATGGGACACTTTCACCAGTACATGCATCTGACTCGGCTACTTGTGAATGGCTCACTCAAAGGCTATGACGAGTATGCCTATGCGAACAATTTCGGATTCGAACAACCGCAGCAAGCGTTGTTTGTCACGCATCCCCGAAACGGCATTACATACCGGATGCCCGTCTATTGTGAACGCGGCCGGCGCGCCCGCAAGCCTGCGGCCTCGTGGGCGAGCGCGGTAGTTTCATGCCGTACGTAAAGCCCGAATTACGCGCCGCGCTCGATGCAGGCGTGAAACAGCCTGAGGATGCGGGCGAGCTGAATTACGCCGTGACCATGCTCGTGCTTAAGTTTCTCGCGCAGGGGAAACCGTCGTATGCGCGCTATAACGCGGCCATCGGAGCGCTGGAGTGCTGCAAGCTCGAACTTTACCGGCGGCTCGTGTCGCCGTACGAAAACGCCAAGCGTGCCGAAAATGGTGACGTGTATCCATGAAGCCGCAAGACTGGTCAGGCGTCTGGTATCTCGCGGGACCGATGTCCGGCATTCCGGGATTCAATATTCCGGCATTTGACGCGGCCGCGATAGCTTTGCGCGCGCAAGGTTTAACCGTCGTCTCGCCGGCCGAACTAGATGACCCCGAAGCGCGTGCCGCATGTCTGGCATCGCCGGATGGCAAGAAAATGCCGGGTTGTGCCGGCACATGGGGCGACGTGCTCTCTCGCGATGTCAAACTCGTGGCCGACAAAGTCACCGGAATCATCCTGCTAGATGATTGGACGCAGTCGCGCGGCGCTCGGCTTGAAGCGTTCGTCGGTTTGCTGTGTCAACATAAATTCGCGCGCTACCGCGGCGGCCAACTCATCCCATGGAGCAGAGACCTCGTGCGTGTCCAACTTGGGGATCGTCTACCGTGAGCCTGCCCACCGACGCCGCAGCACGTAAACTGCTCCCGATTTTCCGCGGTTGCGTCATGTATTTCCCTGACGTATGGGCCGCTGTCGCTGAGGTCTCCCGCAAGGGCAACGATCAGCATAACCCCGGGCAGCCGCTCCACTGGTCGCGAGAAAAGTCGAGCGATCACATGGACACACTCATGCGCCACGCCATCGACCATGGGGCGGGCAACCTGTACGATATTGACGGCAGTCTGCACATAGCTAAAGTCGTATGGCGCAGTGCGGCCGAGTGTCAACTTACCATCGAGGCAGAAAAACGTGCAGCCGATGAGCGGGCGAAAATCATCGCGGGCGCGCATCGCCGCTATTCACGCAAATAGAGGCGTCGAGGCATGGTACCGAGACAAGCTGCAAGCCTTGCTCGCGCGGTGCAACGCCTCGCTGCTCGTGCACGTCGCCGCGGCATGGAAGCAAGCCCCGCCATTGACCGGCTTTGCTGGCGACGCGCCTACCTCATCGGTGCTGCTGCAGCGCGCGCTCGCGAAGTGGGGCGGCCTATGGGTCCGCAAGTTTAATCGACTATCGCTCGATTTATCCCGGACATTCGCGCGCAAGAGTTTCGGCATCACCGAAGCGGCCATGCGTGCCAAGCTCAAAGACGCAGGCTTCACCGTTGAGTTCAAGCCGACGCCGCATAGCGTCGAGACATACCACGCGGTCGTCGCCGAGAATGTCGGGCTTATAAAATCCATCCCGCAGCAGTATCTCGACGACGTGAAGGGCGCCGTGTGGCGCTCGGTCATGCAAGGCGCAGACCTAGACGAACTCTCGCGCGGCATCCGTGAAAGCTACGGCGTATCGCACCGACGTGCGGCGCTTATCGCGCGCGATCAAAACAACAAAGCCAAAGCGGTCATAGAGAACACGCGGCGAGTTGAATTAGGCATCGTCGAGGCTATATGGCAGCACTCGCACGGCGGCAAACAGCCGCGGCCGACGCATGTCCGCATGGACGGAAAACGGTTTAAGATCAGCGCCGGCATGTACGACTCGGACGAGGGCCGGAGCGTATGGCCGGGTGAGCTTATCAATTGCCGCTGTACATCCTCGGCCATCATCCCCGGGATAGACGACTAGCTGCCCGTCGCGTATTATCCGCGGCATGGCCCCGCCCGCCGCCTCAATCATCTACGACCGCTCGCTGCGCACCGTTGACTCTGACGGACGTTTGCGTGTGGAAGTGTGCACGCTCTCGAAGGCGTGCATTTCGCCCTATCTCGGCCGGGAGATCCCGGGCGCCGATCAGCTCGGCCTCGAACCCGACAAAATTTACAAGCTCTACCGTGACTCGGCGGAACTGCTCAAGGCGGCGCCGACTTTCAGCAATCTGCCATTACTCATCGTCCACAAGGCGGTGAGCGCGGACAAGCCCGAAAAGCGGCTTGTAGTCGGCTGCACGGGTGATGCATTTTTCGAGGCGCCTTACCTCAAGTCATCGCTCGCATTGTGGGATGCTGAAGGCATCGCCGCAGTCGAATCGGGCGCACAAGAGCAGTTAAGTTGCGGCTACCGCTATAAGGCTGTTATGATCCCCGGCAGCGTAGACGGCGAACCCTATGATGGTCGCATGGTCGACATTGAAGGCAATCACGTCGCGCTCGTTGAACTCGGCCGAATCGGCCCCGAGGCAATGGTCGCCGATTCACTTTTTGCTGCGGAGCTACTGACAATGAAGCACTCAAAGCGCATCACTGCCCTGAAACCCTTCCTCGCCTCCGGTATTGACCTCGTCGCCCTCGACGCGGCCATCGAGAAAGAGGACAACGAGGAAAAGGCCGAAGCGGCCACGAAGGGCAAGGACAAGGCGGCGAAAGACGCTGCCGAAGCCAAGGAAAAAGAGGAAAAAGAGGCTAAGGACCGCGCCGCCAAGGACAAGGCTGAGGCCGAGGAAAAAGAGGCCAAGGACCACGGCTATTCCGCCAAGGACTGGGCCGAAATGAGCGAAGGCGACCGCAAGAAGGCTCGTGATGCCAAACGTGCTCGCGATGGCCTCCCGATGTCACCCGAGGGCGGCGCAAAGAAGCCGAGCGGGCTCGACAAGGAAGGCGCGCACGACGCAGCTCCGATCACGAAGGCCGACCTAGAGGCCGCTGTCGAGGCTGGCATCGCGCTCGCCACTCAGCGCACGAACGAGCTGCATGCCGCTCGCGAGGCCGTCAAACCTTACGTCGGCGAGGTCGCGCTCGACTCCGCTGCCAGCGTGTATGAGTTTGCGCTCAACAAGCTCGGCATCGACACGAAGGGCGTCCA